AGCGGAAGTAAAATAAGGTTAACTAGTTCTAGAACTGGCGGAACAGGCAGTCCTCAAAATGCATCTTGGTCTAGTATTTTAGACAGTGCAGGAACAATTGCATTTGGTGGTAACACCGCTGGATTAAATTTTTACAATTTAACCAGCAGTTATCAAACATTTTTTACATATACATCTAGTTCTCCGTATACTGGAAACCAATATACTATTCAAGTACTTTCTAACATTGCAGATAACAGCAACGGTGGCGCTACAGTTCTTACTTTTAGGATTAATTACGTTGATTCTTATACATATACCGGCAGCGGTGGAACAACTTTTCCAGATAATGTAGACGGTACATTAACTCTTACCATAGATGAATTAAGAGCGTCGGGTACATTACAGCCTTTGGGAACCGGCGCTTTTGTTATAACACGACCAAACTACTCCATATCTGGCATCACTGGCTCGTAATAGGCGCATAAATAGTCTTATGACAAGGATTAAGGACTAGTATGGCTGCTAATGATATTATCAAGAACTTAGATTATAATACATTACGCTCCTCTATAATTCCAATTATTGGTGACGGCAGTGCAACATACGGTTACGGCCAAGCAATACAAAGTTCTGACAGGTCTGCCCATCAATTAATAAGCCAGGCTGATTGGGACTTGTTAAGATACGACATTGTCAATGCTCGAACACATCAAGATGGAGCAGCACCAACTATAACTGATATCAATGAAGGACAGCTTCTTTCCTACAGTAATATCACACAATATAGCGGAGTAATTTCAACAGCCGCAACAAATAGATTTAATATCGGATCAGGAAGATTTTTGACAGATAGTGCTGTAAGCACTACACGAAATACACAGTGGAATTCTTTGGTTACCTGCGAAGTTACGGTAACTTTCACTAGTGCTGATTTATGCCGCTGGTTTTTTAACAGCGGCGGTCAAATTAGAATACAATCTTCACGTACAGGCGGAGCAGGCACCTCGCAAAATAGTGATTGGTCAAATCTTCTAACATCTGCAGGGATGCAGGGATTTGGAAGTCAAACTCCTGTTACTGGATTTAGCCCAATGAATGGTCAAAATTTTTATAGATTGACTAATTCTTATCAGAATTTTTATTCGTTAACTTCATCTGCACCGTATTCAGCAAACAGTTATAATCTTGATGCTAGGTGCAATGTTGCAGATAATTCTTCCGGAACAGCAACAACAGTGTATATTCGAGTCAGATTTGTTGACAATTATGTTGATGTGTTTAATGATCCACCACTTCCAACCCAGGTAGCTAATGCATCAATGTTTCCTCCTGATGATGTTGTAGACGGAACCTTAACAGTTACAGTAACTGAAAGGCGAGCCACTGGCCCAATGGTTCCTTCAGGAACTTTTACAATAACTCGTCCTACATATTCAATTACAGCAATCGGCGGCGCATAATTTTTCTTCAATAATAGTAGCACATAAATAATATGCTATTATAATTGAGGATAATTATGGATGATCGTTTACAAAAAGCACTCGACTTTTCAAAATACAGGCAAACTCTTGCCATTCAGCGAAAACTTTTAAAAGAAAAATTAGAAGCTAAATTAACCTACGGCCATGCCGGTGGAATTTTTCATATTGATAAATCTTTAATTTCCTTTGTACAGCTTTGTATAGATCAAGGAAGAGTATCCGGAATCCCATTAATTGACGGCAATGATAATCCTGTGTTGATTGAAGATTTAGTTAAATTCAGAGATGAAATCTTTGATAGATATTTTTCAGCAAGCCTTGAATACTTGAGCGAATATGAAAATATTAAAAAAAGTAGGACGGTAGAAAAGTTAATCGACCTATGAAAAAAGGAATATTAATATTTGCCCATAATAGCAGAGATGTTGATTATGCATTAATGTCTTTGGTTTCGGGTAGTTTTGCAAAAAAAAATTTGCAGGTTCCAGTATCTCTAGTTGCTGATCGATTTACAATTGATTGGATGAAAACATCTAAAATTTTTGATCAAGCAGTTAATCTGTTTGATAAAATTATAGAAATTGAAAAACCCGTAACTCAAAACACTCGATTACTGCACGATGGGTATTCTTCAAAAACGGTTCCGTTTGTAAATTCAAATAGAGCATCTGTTTGGGATCTTACACCATATGATAGGACACTGTTAATAGATAGTGATTTTTTAATAATGTCTAACACGTTAAACGAGTATTGGGATATTGATTGCAGTGTAATGTTGTCTCCTTCAATGAAAGATGTTAGAGGCGATAGAAAAGGAATTTTAGATTCCTGGGTATCAGAAACTGGGATTCCGTTGTATTGGGCCACCACAGTTATGTTTACAAAGAATGAAGAATCTCAAATATTTTTTGATCTTGTAGATACCATACGTACAAATTATAATTATTTTTCAGATTTATATAGATTCAATCCCAAGCAATACAGGAATGATATTTCTTTTAGCATAGCAAAACATATGCTAAATGGGTTTACCTATTTTAAAGAAGATCTCCCCCCAATATTAACATTATTAGATAAAGATCTTTTACATTCGATTGATCAAAATCAAATTAGAGTTTTTCTAAACGACAATATGTCTGAAGATCATGTAGTAATAACATCTATTAAAAATGCAGATGTACACGTAATGAACAAGCAAAGCATAATTAGAAATGCAGAACGATTCTTGGAGGTTCTATGACTTTTGGTTATCTCATAGTAATTTCTAAAAATGATTCAGTTGATTATTTAAAATTAGCCTATGCACTGGCTCTAAGTATAAAAAATACTCAGAAAGAAGGTTTTGATAAAGTAGCTTTAATTACTGATGATGTTCAGGCTGTTAAAAAATTAAAAAGCCCTTGGGTATTTGATAGAGTTATTAAATGGGACCAAGAAACATTTTGGGACGGACGTAGTTGGATGGATAAACTAAGTCCTTGGGATCAAACAATATGTTTAGATGCAGATATGTTATTCTTTAGGGATTACAGTCATTGGATTGAGTATTTTATTGAAAATGCTGAATTGTATGTAACAAACAAATCATACACATATCGTGGAGAAGTTGTAACAGACAATTATTACAGAAAAACTTTTATTCATAACAGTCTTCCTAATCTATATTCATTCTATACTTTTTTTAAGAAAGATTCTTCTATAGCCGAAGAATTCTTTTCTCTGGGTAGGTATATTTTAAAAAATCCTGTTGAATTTAAAAACGAATTTTTAGGAAATTATCAACCTAAAATAATTGGCACCGACGAGGCTTTTTCTTTGGCAGCAAAAATTTTAGATATACACAATGATATTAGTTACGATTTAGAATTTCCAAAAGTTGTACACTTAAAGCCAATGATACAAAACTGGCCCTGGCCAGCTGATACAGTTTCTGACCATGTTGGATTTTATTTTGATCTGCAAGGAAAATTAAAAATAGGAAATTATCAACAACACGATATTCTTCATTACAATGAAAAAGAATTTGTTACTGATGAAATTATCAGCATTTTAGAGGAGATAGTATGGAAGAAGTAATTGACTTTGATGAATGGCTTCAGAATTATAAACCTCCAAAAGTAGAATTTTGGGCAATATATGACCCTGACACAAGTGCAGTTATTGGAATATATCCTTCTCCAGCTGCCGATGAAAAAAAATATAAAATAAAAATTGATCAAGAATTAGCGGAAGATATTCAAAACGGCATCATCAGAATGAGTTCTTGTTTTGTAGATCTAGATTTAGAAACTATCGAAGTTGTTGAAAAACATAGTCTTACAAAAATAGATGATATACTTCATAGAATCGTTGATAAAAAATATTCAGTTGTAAAAGAAGCAGACATTGTTGTAAAATATAATGAAGAAGAAAATAAATTAATTTTTATAATGACTCCTATCTTAAAAACTAGAAAAATTAGATGGGACGGCCATACTGAAATGGAATTCTTAATTACCTCTTACAATGATCCGCATAATTTGTATCAATCAATATCTTTTAGATTAGAAGAATTAGAAGAAAATCCTAAAGAATTTGATTATAATGGTACTGACAAGCGATTCAGTATTTTTACAAGAAGAATATTTAAAAATTATATATTTGAAAAACTATGAAAACAGTAGAGCTCGATGTTGTATTCTTAAGCTATGACGAACCTAATGCAGATCTGCACTATGCAGATTTGTGTAATAAAGTGCCTTGGGCTAAACGTGTTCACGGAGTCAAGGGCAGTGACGAGGCACATAAAGAAGCCGCAAGACAATCTGAGACTGATTGGGTGATAACTGTTGATGCAGACAACATTGTCGACAGCAGATTTTTTAATATAGAATTTGACCCAAACAAAAAAGACATACAGGTAGTTAGCTGGCTAGCAAGAAATAAAATCAATGGTCTATTGTACGGCAACGGTGGATTAAAGATATGGCGTAAAGATTTTATTCTTAATATGAAAACACACGAAGCCAGTGACAGTGATCGTGCGCAAGTAGACTTTTGTTGGGAAAACGGCTATCAGCAATTTAAAGAATGTTATAGTGAAACAGTAATAACTGGAAGTCCGTTTCAAGCCTGGCGAGCTGGATTTCGTGAAGGTGTTAAAATGACCTTACTTGACGGAGTTCGAGTTCCTGCCGACGAGATAAAAGAACGGATATGGTGGCACAATCTACATCGACTAAAGATTTGGTCAACAGTCGGCGCCCACGAAGAAAACGGACTATATGCTATCTACGGAGCAAGACTAGGTCAATGGATGACTAATTGCACTGATTGGAACTATGTTGATGTAAGAGATTTTGAGCTGTTAAAAAATATCTACAATGAAAATGTCAATCACAGTACATTAGAAGAGGATATACAGCATTTAGGAGAACAAATTAAAAGAGGAATGGGATTTGATTATCCTTACTTAGATTCACGTCAAAGCAAGTATACTTTAGATTTATATAACGAAACAATCAACTTAACCAACACATACCTAAGATGATCTACGATATTTTTTATGTAAGCAATTCTAAAATTAATGAAACCGATTGGCTTGAATTTAAAGCTAGATTTCCGTCAAGTCAAAAAATTGAAAATGTACAAACAATTGAAGATATATCAAAAAAATCATTTACCAAATTATTCTGGATTGTCTGGGACGATTTAATTATTTCTGATGATTTTAATTTTGCATATATTGTTCCTAAGTGGGATGAACAATATATTCACGTTTTTAAAAACGGTGATTACTTTGACGGAGTTACTTTATTTCCTAAGAATTCCAATGTTAGTTTAAAAGAATTTCAACACAGATTCTATATCAATAAAAAAGAAATAGATATAACAGCGTCAACTCCTAAACCTTTTGAAAAATATTATATCAATACCTATGACGAGTATTTGAAAGCAGTTGAATCGTCTTCATCTAATATGTTTTGGGTAATATGGAACGACATAGAATTAAATTTTGATTTTAATTATTACGTTCCCTACTATGATCATTTTCATAGAAATATTACACACATTTTTAAGAATGGTGATCATTTTGACGGACTATGCCTGTTTTCTAAAAAAACAACTATATCAAAAAAAGAATTTGATCATAGATTTTTCACCAATAAAAAACAGGTAGATATTGTTGCCAGTGTTCCTAAGCACTATGATAAATTTGTAATAGATTCTTATGAAGACTATCTAACAGCAAAAGATAATTCTTCTACCGATATGTTTTGGTTTATACCCAAAGAAGTATCTGCAGACGCTGAATTTAAATTTGATTTATATTTTAGTCATCATAATGTTACAGATCGTAATATGAATCACGTTTTCAAAAATATTTTTAGAAACGAAGAAACGTATGCTGGAATATCTTTAATTCCCAAGAACAAAGAATTAAGTCAAAAAGAAATCACCCATAGATTTTTAGTTGAAAAAAAACAGTACGACATTGTTGCTAGTCGTACATTGCCTTACGATATAGTTTTTATTAGTTATAACGAGCCAACCGCAGATGATAATTTTAAAAATTTAAAAGAAAGATTCCCTAGAGCAAAAAGAGTTCACGGAGTTAAAGGCATTCATCAGGCGCACATCGAAGCTGCAAAATTAGTTGATACCTGTATGCTTTGGGTAGTCGACGGCGATGCTGAAATTGTAAATGAATTTAATTTTGATCACGAAGTATCATCTTACGAAAAAGATATTGTACACGTTTGGAGAAGTAAAAATCCTATAAACGATTTAATATACGGTTATGGTGGTGTTAAATTATTGCCAACAACGCTAACACTGAA